AGGAAGTAATACTGATTTCTATTTAGGTGATGTAAGTCAAGATGCAGCATTAGGATTCCCTTCAAGTGCACCATATTCATTGTCATTGCAAGGTGCATTGACAGGATCAACAATGTCTACCAACGTTGCATTATCAACACGTAAATTCATTGTACCATTCCAAGGCGGATTTGATGGAGCTAAACCTAACTTGAAAAAATATTCAGGTGAAAATATTACTGCAGCAAATACATTTGGTTTTGCATGTAATTCAACAACATCGGCAGGAACGATTGCGTATAATAAAGCATTTGCGTTGCTAAGCAATACAGATTATTATGATATGAACTTGTTGGTAACACCAGGTATCATTCATAGTTTGCACCCAATTATTACCAATGCAGCTCGTAATTTAGCTGAAGCTCGTCAAGATACATTCTATGTAATGGATTCAAACGCAATAACAGATTCACTTACAACAGTAGCAAATCAAGTATCAACATTAGATAGCAGTTACACATCAACATATTGGCCATGGCTTCAAATTCGTCGTCCTGATAACAATGTTTCAATGTTTGTACCACCATCAGTAATGATTCCGGGAGTATTAGCATTTACAGATCAGGATGCACATCCATGGTATGCACCAGCTGGTTTGAATCGTGGTAGTTTAACGGGAGTTAGTGCTACAAAAATCAATTTGTCACAAGCTGATCGCGATACATTGTATAATGCTCGTGTTAATCCTATTGCGAACTTCCCTAATGAAGGAGTAGTAGTTTGGGGTCAAAAGACTTTACAGGCTCGACCAAGTGCATTAGACCGAGTAAATGTACGTCGTTTGTTGATTGCTGTTAAGAAATATATTGCGTCTTCAACTCGTTATTTGGTATTCGAACAAAATACTGATGCAACAAGATTGAGATTCTTGTCAATTGTTAATCCGTATTTAGAAAACGTGAAAAACAAACAAGGATTATATCAATTTAGAGTTGTTATGGACCAATCAAATAACACACCGGATTTAATTGATCAAAATATTTTATATGGTCAAATTTTCCTTCAACCAACCCGCACTGCGGAATTTATTATTTTAGATTTCAATATCCAACCAACAGGAGCAAGTTTCTCTCCAGGTTTGTAATAATAAATAACATTTTAAAGAAAGGTAGGACTTAGGTTCTACCTTTTTTACTTTGCCAATATTTATATAAAACAAAAAGAGGAACATAATGGCATTAACACCAACCTTACCGGATATTAGCCAAAGCGATTTATTCGATACTGCATTTTCGTGGGAACCGAAATATGCTAATAGATTTATCATGCAAATAGCTGGTACTAATATACCTGCGTATTTAATTAAAGCTGCAGCTCGTCCGTCTATGACGAATGGCGAGATTGTTTTAGATCACATCAACGTTGACCGCAAGGTTAAAGGAAAAAGTCGTTGGAATGATGTTTCAATCACGTTGTATGATCCAATTACAAGTGAGGGTGCACAAGCAGTAATGGAATGGGTACGTTTTCACCACGAATCATTAACAGGTCGTGATGGATATTCTACAGATTACAAACGAAACATAGAATTCTATGCATTGTCTGCATTAGGTGAAAAAATTGAAAACTGGACATTGCAAGGTGCTTTTATTTCTGAAGCAAATTTTGGTCAAATGGATTGGGGAACAGAAGAAGCTGTAACAATTGAATTGACATTGAAATATGATTACGCAATATTGCAATACTAAGAATGCATTAATATGGGGGCTAAACACCCCCATTTTTTATGTTCGCACATATTTATAATAAAGTTATAGGAGTTAAAATGAGTGGAATGACAGACCGAGTTGCAAATCAAGATCTAATACAATTAGCAAAGGCTCAATACGAGCAACAAAAGCGTAGTACAATACCATCAGAAATTATTAAGTTAATAAGTAACGGAATGGTATATCCTAAAGATCATCCACTTCGAAGTGGAACTATTGAAATGCGGTATATGACTGCATATGATGAAGACATTTTAACTAACCCATCATATATGCGAGAAGGCGTTGTTTTAGATAAATTATTAGAAGCATTGATTGTAACGCCTGTTGATTATTCAACTATTTCTAAAATTGATAAAAATGGATTAATTATTGCCGCACGTATTTTAAGCTATGGTAAAGATTATCCAGTTACTGTTATTGATCCTAAAACTGGCGGTACATTGAATCGCATAGTAGATCTAACAAAATTAATACCAATTACATTTGATTTACAATCCGATGACAACGGCGAATTTAATTATGTTTTAGATAATGGCACAAAATTAAAATTTAGATTTTTATCTACAGGTGATGGAGAAAATTTAAAATTATCTGAATTTTTAGAACATACGCTAGTGCAAGTTAATGATTCTAGAAAAATAGACGATATTAAAAATTTCATACGATATGAATTTTTAGCTATAGATTCAAAAAAATTCAGAACCCATGTAACTTCTAATATACCAGATTTAGAATTAAAATATGAATTCGAAGGTGAAGACGGAGGCGCCTTCACTGCAGGGTTTCCAATTAACACAGACTTTTTTTGGTTTTAAACCAGAAGACCGCGTTCAACTGCATGAAAGTCTTTTTGATTTAGTGTGGCATGGTGCTGGGCGATGGGATTGGAATACATTGTATACCATGCCTGTTTATATTCGTAGATTTTGGATATCTAAAATCAATAAAATGCAAGATGAAGCCGCCGCTGCACGAGAAAAAGTTAAAGCTAAAACGAAAAAGCCAACAATCATAAAATCTCCATTGTAAATATTTATATAAAATGAGAATGATTTTATGAACAATCAACTACAACTTATTGCTAAATTAAAACAACAGCCTAAACAAGGCCGCCGCGCACCAACTGCTTTTGATTTATTAAAAGATCAAGCTGAAGCGTTGTATGAACAATTTAAGGATGGCGGAAAAGATGTAGTACGAGCATCTGGATTTACATTATTAGGCGACGCAGCAATTGGCGCATATGAAAAAGTTAACATTCTTGAAAAACAAAATAGAAAATTATCTGAATCATTTGGCGTAAATACACATCGTGCAGCACAATTAAGTGTAACATTTGATAAATTAGGAATAGCTTTAGGTGTTAATACTGACAAATTAAAAATATACGCCGGCGAATTAAAAAAATTATTTCCAGGTCAAGCAGCATATTTAGAAAATGCCAAAGGTTTTGGCGGAGAAATTGGCAAACAGCTTGACTTAATGCGAAATAAAATGGGATTAAGTGCAGAAGCTACCGAAGGCTTTATACGAAATCAATCATTAATATCAGAAACAACTCTAGGAACTATTGATACACAAATTGCTCAATTCACATCCGGGGAAGGCGTTCGAGGAGTGTATGAAGGTGCATTTAAAGATATTAAAGAAGCAATCGGAAATTTAAGTGCTGAAACTGCAGCTGTCTTTGGCCGCAAAGGAATTGGAAACTTATCCGAAGCAGTATTAGGTGCAAAAAAATTAGGAGTTGAACTTGATAAAATATTATCTACAGGTACTGGATTTTTAGATGTAGAACAAGCAATTGGTAACGAAATTGAATTGCAAATGTTAGGTGCTAAAGATTTAAATATTTCTGCAATTCAACAAGCAAGATTACAAGGCAATGGATTAAAACTTACTGAAGAATTAACGAAATATTTGTTGGCCAATGGTGAAGCAATGAAAGAAAATCCATATCTTTTACAAAAATCAGCCGAAGCATTAGGATTTACAAATGATGAATTGTTAAAGATGTATGCAAATCTTCAACAAAATGGTAAATTAGAAGAAGAAAATAAACAAACATTAAAAGACCGTACAGATAAAATTCAAGCAGTTATAGATAAACAAAATGAACAACTCAAATTAGACGAAGCATCCCGGCGCGTAAAAGCAGGTATAGCAGTCATGACTGATGAAGAATTAGCAAATCTAAAAATGACTGCTGAACAAGAAGAGGCTTATTTAAATACTTTACAATCCATTTCAGATATCCAAGGCGATAAACTTCAACAAGAATATGCTGCGACAATGATGAAAGACGGCGGCCAGGTAGAACAAGTAATGAACTTAGCCGCTAAAATGAACGAGTCAATGACAAATGCAGCGGGATTAGCTGACCAAGTAGTAACAGCATTAAATGATAGTACCACATTAAAAGCATTAATGGGTGCTGGCGGGTTTTTGACTACATTGCAGACATTTATTGAAAGTTTAAAAACTGGAAAAACAGATGTACCTGGCGTAACTAATACCGCTAAGTCAGTAGGCGATGTATTCATCCCTGCAGGCGGAGCAAGTTCTGTTATATCAGGACCAAAAGGGTCATTCTCTTTAGATCCAGATGATGACATAATTGGAATGCCTAATGCCCGAAATGCTTTAGCAAATAAAGGTGGCGGTGATACGGCTG